TTTTTGGATATTGTTTCCCAGTCACGATCCGGCGGGCATTGTGTCGCCGGTAGCTAAGATTTTTGAGAAGCGCGAGGAACGCAAGCGGGCGGTGGGGGAAATTCGCGCTCAGTCCGCCGCTGCGGAGGTGGATGGCAAGGTGGCTGTTAATCTGTCTCGGGCTGAGTGGGAGGCAATATCCAAAAAAGCCGAACCCGGCACATGGAAAGACGAGTACATCACCTTACTGATCACATCGCCTATTCTGGTGCTGTTCATAGGCAATATCATGGCGGCTTTTGGCTTCGGAACAGCCCTTATTGACGCTAACACCGCATCACTCGCAGCTATGGAAAAGGTCGGCATTGACATGGGCGAACTCATGCTAGTCACGGTGCTGGCCGCCATAGGCATTAAAGCTATTAAGTATTAACCAAACCGAGGTACAAAAGAATGAGCGCAAACTGGATTAACGACAACCTGGCATCGTTCGCGGATGATACCGTTCGCGTCGAGCTAGGCCCGCAAATTATCGAGCTGGATTGCACAGATGCAAACCTGCAAGACGATGTGACACACCCGCAGTACAAGATAGGCGGCATTGATGCCCTGGGCAAAGTTATTCGACCTGGAAAGCAAGGCAAGAAGAAGAGGAAATGATGGTAATGCTGCTGGTAGCCTCTTTGTGACCGATTTAAGCAAAACAGTCAGTGAAGCAAAGGTATTAAGCCCGGAACAATGCCGGGAGGTCGCGCTTAGGGTATTAGATTTACGTGAATACTGGCGGGATCGGGGCACATTCTGGACGCTTGGGGCCAGCACATACAATGATGATGTCATGGCATATCCCGGTATTGCATGGCAGGACAACGCTGTATTAACGCGGCATTTCGGCAAACTATTACAGGATGTAGCAGACGGCTTCCAGGTGGCGCTAAACAAGCCCACTATCTACCTGCATACCCACGGGCTGCCCGGATTCCATATATTCGACCAGACAGCAAACGGGCTGCAAGGATCAGTACATATTGACCAGCCAGAGACCCGATGCTGGTGGCCATGCAAGACAACAGAACACTTTTCATTCACGGTAGCTATAGAGTTGCCCGATGGCCAGGGCGGGCTAAACCTATATGAAGGCAACCAGGAAACCATTGAAAACCACACAGGCCCGCTACCAGAACCGCAGTATGTCCCATACAAAGAAGGGCATCTGTACCTCCATGACGGGCTAACCATACACCAGATAGCAAACCCGGTAGATATGAAACCAGGCCAGCACCGAATCACATTACAAGGACACGGCGCAACGCTGATAAGCGGTCAAGTCGTGCTGTATTTCTAATGGCAAAGACACGCGCACAGCTAAACAAAGAAGTCAGGGTTAAAGCCTTACGTGAGCAATTAGCGGCACAAGGTCATCTTCAGCATGTCGTTGAGTGGATTAACGAAATGGCAAGACCTGAAACTACCCCTGAAAGATTGTTTCAATTGAACCTTGTTGTATCGCAAACCCTTAAGTTAGTTAACAAATATATGCCCGATCTGAAGGCAGTTGAGATGAATATTGAGGGCGAGGTTAAACAGTATGTCATTAGCCATGACCCAATCGACGCCGAGGAATGGGAGCGAGTCTATAGCTTGGAGTCCCCAGAGGGGGCCACAGAAAGCGTTAATTGACTGCCCAATCCATGAGATTTTCTATGGCGGCGCGAGGGGCGGCGGCAAAACCGATGGCGTACTAGGCAAGTATGGCATCAAGGCCGGGATATATGGGGCCGGGTTTAATGCGCTGTTCTTCAGGAAAGAGCTGCCAATGCTGGATGACGCGATACAACGCAGCATGGAGATATATTCAAAGGTCGGCGCACAGTGGAATGAACAGAAAAAGACGTGGCGGTTCCCTGGCGGTGGGCGTTTAAGATTCCGGCCATTGGAAAGGGCTATAGATGCGGAGAAGTATCAGGGCCAGAACATAAGCGATTGCTGCGTAGAAGAAGCCGGCAACTATCCTGATCCCGCCCCGATAGACAGGCTACATGGGATATTAAGAAGCGCGTCTGGTGTCCCGACACAGTTGATTATGACCGGAAACCCCGGCGGCCCTGGGCAGAGCTGGATTAGAGAGCGGTTTATAGACCCCAGCCCGCGAGGGATGAAAGTCATAGAGCGGGCGCTACCGAACGGCGCAACGCACAAGATGGTTTATATCCCGTCGCGCCTTCAGAACAATGCGATTCTGATGCGCAATGATCCTGAATATATAAACCGGCTGCATTTGGTCGGCAGCCCGGAACTAGTCAGGGCATGGCTAGAGGGCGATTGGTCGGCTATCGAGGGCGCATACTTTGATAACTGGTCAACGGATCGGCACGTTATTAAGCCGTTTAGCATCCCTAAAGATTGGCCGCGCTTCCGATCTGGCGATTGGGGGTCGGCAAAGCCATTCTCAATAGGCTGGTGGGCGATTGTCCCCGATTGGTTTAAGTCGCCTGATGGCGTGTGGCTGCCCCGTGGCGCGATTGTTCGATACCGCGAATGGTATGGATCGCGTGGCCCGAACAAGGGGATGAAGCTGACAGCACAGGAACTGGGCAAGGGTATAGCGGATCGGGAGCGCTTAGACCCGGCGATGCAAGACAGCGTGCTTGATCCTGCCGCCTTTGCTGAAGATGGCGGGCCATCACTAGCCGAACGTATATACCTTGGGTCGGCAAAGACTGTTAAATTCCGTAGGGCAGACAATAAGCGCGTCGGCAAGGATGGCGCTATGGGCGGCTGGGATATGATGCGGCAGCGGCTGGATGGCGAAGATTTTGGTGTGCCGTATGGTAACAGGCCGATGATCTATTGCTTTGATACCTGCATAGATTCAATCCGCACTATTCCTATGATGCAACATGACGATAAAAACCCGGAAGATTTGGACACAAAGGCAGAGGATCACTGCTTTACTGGCGATACGCTTGTAAGAACACGCAGCGGTGTTTATCCTATTGCTGACCTGATTGGAAAGACAGGCTTTACCCGTTCGCATGATGGGGAGTGGCATCGTTTTCGATCAGCAAGGCTCATAAAGCGCAATTGTCCTATTGTGCGCCTGATGTTCAGCGACGGGAGTGAGATAACATGCACACCAGATCATCGGTTTTTGACAAGCGCGGGGTGGACGGAGGCGATCCGCCTTCAGGGACAGTCAATCCTGTCATTAGAACAGACACCGCACAGGAGTTTGAGGGCGCGGTTTATTACTACTGCGGCGGCAGATATTATCGCGCCAAGGGCAAGCTTTTACATAGGGTTGTGTGGGAGAAAAATCGCGGGCCGATCCCTGATGGCTGGCACGTCCATCATAAAGACCGTAATCGGCATAACAACACGGCTGAAAACCTGGATTGTTTGCCAGCGTTTGAGCACCAATCCGCTGAACACGGCGGGGAGCATGGTGCCAGAGGGAAGCTATACATTGAACGCGCCAGGGCTGCGGCAAGAGCCTGGCACGGCAGTCCCGAAGGCAGAGCATGGCATCGCAAGCACTATTATGAGCATTGCGCGCCAGCCCTTTTCGTTGAAAGAGCGCTCGACTGCCATCATTGCGGGGAGTCCTATATCGCGAAAGGCAGGGGCAAATACTGTTCGAGGACGTGCAAAGCAGCATGGCGGCGGGCTTCTGGCGTGGATGACGAAGAACGCTCATGCGCTATCTGCGGAGCAGGATTTCGGGTTAATAAATACGCTAAGACCAAAACATGCTCCAGGGAGTGCGGGGCGGTATCAGGCGGCAAATCAAGGGCCGGTATGTCTTAGCGTAAAAGATGCCGGGGCGAGTGATGTCTACTGTCTGACGGTGCCGGACACGGGGAACTTTGAGCTAGGCAATGGCCTGATTACCGCGCAATGCGTCGATGAGTGGCGCTATGCCTGTATGTCCCGGCCATATCTGAAGCCAGCGCCTGAAAAGGTTGCGCCTATCAAGGGCATTCAATCAGCCACACTTAACGAGCTTTGGGCAACCAACAAACCAGAGAAGAAGCGAATATGAGCATTCACACGCAAATACTGAAAGGGTCGGAAGTAGACCGAAACGCCGGCATCACTGCTGATGTCAATGCGGCTGTCGCTGCGGCAGGTGGGTTGAGGCTTACCGGCTATTCATGCAGGGAAAGCGCCGGGGCTGCGGCAGCGGCGACGATTGCGATTGTTCACGGTGCGACGGTTGCCGGCGGGACGCAAGTTGTCTATGTTGAGCTGGCGGCGAACGGTAGCGAAACGGTATGGCTTGGTGATGCCGGAATAAGCGTTGATAGCGGCATATCTATCGAAGTCATAGCAGGAACCGCAGACGTTAACCTGTTCTATAAAGTGGTTGTATGACTGAGCCAGTTGATGACATTTCCGCCTATGACGGAAACCTGGCTAAACAGTGGCATGACGCTATTGCTTTGGCTGGGAAACGTCAAAAGGCGTGGGAGCAGAAAGCCGACAAGATAATAGCCAGGTATCGTGATGAACGGTCAGAGGCTGACCAGTCGAAGCGGTTTAATGTCTTGTGGTCAAACGTCGAAACCCTGAAGCCGGCGCTTTATAGCCAGCAGCCTAAGCCGCAGGTCACCCGTCGATACAAAGACAAAGACCCCGTAGCCAGGGCCGCGTCTGAAGTGTTGGAGCGTGCGCTGGAATACGGGATAGATGCCTATGATTTCGACGCGGTGATGAATTCCAGCGTCGAGGATTATCTGTTGCCTGGCCGTGGTGTGGCGCGGGTTAAGTATGTCCCGACCTATGGGCCGGAAGAGGGTGAAGGTGATGACGCCTTTAGGCCGATTGTCTATGAAGAGGCGGTTTGTGATTACGTCTTTTGGAAGGATTTACGCCATAGTCCGGCGCGGCGATGGGAGGAGGTAACCTGGGTCGCCTTCCGCAGCTTCCTTAGCAGGGATGAGCTTAGGGCGCGTTTTGGTGCGAAAGCCAACAAGGTTAAACTGGATTACAAGCCCGATGATGTAGATGAAGAGGGCCATGAGCAGTTTAAGAAGGCCACCATTTGGGAGATATGGGACAAGAACAAGAAAAAGGTCATTTGGTTG